CACTGAACGAGGTCGTAGCGCTTGCATGAGCTGGCCGTGTGGCCAGGTTGCAGGCACTTGGTGCATGTGTCGGTCTTGCTCATTGCAGATCCTCCGGTTTGATGATGCCGCCGATGATGGCAATAACAACGGCGTGCGTAGCGTTGCTAGCTTTGAGTGATTTGATTGCCCGCTTTACCTGATCTTTTACGGTCCATGGCGACAGACCGGCAACCTTGGCTGCATCTTTTGCGCTGTGGCCTTTGGCGATCAGCGTAAGGCTTCTAAGCTCAGATTGTGTGATTGGCTTCATGATCTCGCCTCCACGTCAAAAACAGACCGGCGAGGGATTGGGTGGTCCCGCTTCCATTCGCCCTCGGGGATGTGCCGGTGGATCATCGGGGCGGTGTCCTCTTCGTTGGGGTCGATTGGCTCGGGTTCGGGCTTTGGCGGTGGAGTTTGGTTCTTCACCAGCTCCATGCGCCTTGCCTTGTGCTTGATGGCGCCAGCCGAAAACCTGCCTTTGAGCAGCTTGATCATGCCTTCAATGCCGACCTGTCCAAACATTACTTTCATCAGCGATTCATCGGCGCTTGACCATTCCTTTTTAGCCCACCGCTTGCGAGATTCGACGTAAGCGCCAAGCGCATATGCCCGGTATTCCACACCCCTGCGGCTTCTATCCGTCGAAAGTCGGTGTATCACGTCGGTTCCCTCGGTTGGGTAGTACGCCGCGATGATTGCGTCCTCTTCTTCGGTGTAGTGCGGCTTCCTGCTCATGTCGTCGCCTGTTGTTCGATGCGCCAATCATCACGCGTTTGAGTGAGGCGGTCCAATTGTTTTTGGCTATCGGCACTCAAAAGGCGGTTGCGTTTGCGGGCTCCCTCGAAACAAGGCGCGGCCTTGCCTTGTCTGCGATCTTGTCGCATTCCTCACGGGTGCCCATGTAGATCGGGTGATAGTCGTTCAGCGGGCGGTTGAGTGCGAACGCTTCGACGTTCTTTTTCGTCAAGCTGGACAGGGTTTCGATGTGGAATGCGTTTTGCTTGCGGCTCCACAAAAGCACGTGATGGTCAATCATTTAGATGTCCTCCGAGTATTTCCGACGTTGCTGATTTCCGCCACCGCTGAACTCATTTTCAGCCGTGATCGTTTCGACGAATCGCTGGTGTACGCCCGTGAATGCCAGCTTGACGAAGCCCTTAGACCCGCCTCGATTCTTGGCGACTTCGGCGTGCACCACGACATCACCGCTTGATCTGGTGCCGTCTGCGCTCAGGAGGATGACCGTATCGGCGTCCTCTTCGATGGCTCCGGACTCCTTCAGGTCTGCCAATGTGGGGCGCCCGCCTGTGCGTTTCTCGACCTCACGATTGAGCTGGGAAAGGATGACGGTGGTGATGCCCAACTGTTTGGCTAGCACCTTCAGGCCCCGGCTGATTTCCTCGATCTGGTGGTGCCGCGATGCGGTGCTGTTTGATGGCGCGCACAGTTGCAGGTAGTCCACCACCAACAATGTGATGTTGCGCTCGCGCTTGAGCTTTCTTGCCTTGGCTTGGATGTCGCCAAGCGTCAGGCCTGGTTGGTCGTCGATGTAGAGCGGTAGCGTCCTCATGACCTCCACAGCTTCGGAAAGGCCGGACCACTCTTTTTGATCCAGCTTGCCGGTGCTGAAACAACCCATGCCGACAGCCCCAATGCGCGCTGCCAGACGCTCGGCCAATTCTGAACCCTCCATTTCCATCGAAAGGAAGGCTGACGGCTGGTCTTGACTGGCACAGGCATAGGCGAACTCCATCGCAAGGGCCGATTTGCCGACAGACGGGCGAGCGGCCAAAACGATCTGTTTTCCCGGCTTGAACCCCCCGCCTAGCAGGTTGTCAAGCGTTGGGATGCGTGACCTGATACCGGCTGTTGTGTGCCCGTCTGACAGGTCCGTGACCTTGTCAATCATGCAAACGGCGAACTCGCTCACGTGCTTCGGGTCACGGGTCATCCGTTGCGCGGTCAGGCGTTGGAATAGGTCTTGGCACTTGTCCAGCCTTTCCGATGCGGTCATCTCGCCTTTTGTGGCGACTTCACGGGCCTCGGTTGACGCCTTGACCATTGCCCGCGTCAGGGCGCGTTCTGCGACGATCTGGGCGTAGTGCAGGGCATTGCCAAACGTGGGGGCGTACTGCTCCAAGTCCCGGATGTCGTCGATTGACATGCCCATGAGCTGCCCCGTCGCGGTCATGTCCCCGAAAACCGTCACCACATCTACCGGCTTGTTTGCGCTGGCCAGCCGATGCACGCTGTTGTAGACCTCGCGGTGCCGAACGTCGTAGAACATCTCGGGGAGGATGACCCCGGCCACCGTGTCAAATGTCTCTGGCGACAGCATCAGCGACGAAACAAGCGATGCCTCAGCCTCGAAAGACCACAGCTCTTGCGCTTCAACCTTGCTCATTTCCGCCCCTCGTTTGTTGATCCAGCACAGACCGGAACGTCAGGCCCTTGGATGACCACTGCAACCCATCATCGCCAAAGAACCAGACGCCGAACCAGTTGTCTTTGACCGACGTGGCGAAGTGTCCGGGCCAGTCTTTGTAGGACTTGGCGACGCCTTTTTCGGCCTCGGTGTACCGTTCCTTGAACTTGACCCACGCAATCTGCAACATCTCATCCGTGATGCCAGCGTCTCGCGCCCACTTGCGGATTGCGTGGCCTTCGGGGACCGGCTTTTCTCCAAGCTCACGGCAGCGGGACAAGTAGGTCTTGAGGGTTGTCGCTGGTTTGGCTTTTTGTTTTTGAGGGGAAGGAGTGTCCGCGTCAGCGGATTGCTCTTCGGACTTGCTCCCTCTCCCATTTCCGGTTTCAGGAATCAGAGAAGAGGGAATCAGTAAGAGGGGATCAGGAATCAGCCCGATTGGCACATTGCTTTTTTCGTCTTGCATATTGTTTGCACTGTGCTTGCATGGTGCTTTTGCTTGTTCTGCAATGTGCCCATTACGATCTGGCAGTGTGCTTGCCTTCTCATCCCTGTGGGGGTTCTGGTGCTTGTCGAAGTTCACCACTTGGATTAAGCGAGCTCCACCATGCTCATACCGTTCAATCATCTTGATGGCTTGGAGCATGGACAGGAGCGCATCACAGTCGATGCTATCAGCCGGGAAAAGCTCCATCTTGATCTGCTTAGGGCGATCCTCAAGACGGCCTGAGCGGTCGGCAATGGTCCACAGTCCGATGAAAAGAAGCCGGGCCTCATAGGGCAACTCGACCAGATCGGCGTTGCGGAAAAATCCGGGTTTGATGTTTCTGGCGCGAGCCATTTCGTTTCCTTCCGGGCGCATGTAGGGAAGAGGCGGGGGCTTCACAGCCCCAAACAGATCATGGGGTGCGGCCCTTGCGGGTTACGCTTCCCACCACCTCTCTACATACGCCCAACTGTTTTGCGTTATCCGACGGCCTGTGACAACCGACGGGGCATAGGGCACCAGCATTGCGCCGGTAAGGCCATTATATCACCCCAGCTTGCTGTTCTTCTTCAGCCTGTGGTTCTCGGTGACGCCGGATAGCGGCCCCATCGTGCCCGCAGCTTTTGCGCGCTCCACAGGGTCGTCAGAGGCTAGACGCTCGGCGCGTTTGGCGCTGTTGGCCTCGCTGATGCGGCGGTCTTTCTGGTCCTTCGACCAGTCGATGGCGCTCTTGAATGCGGGGCTGAATGCGTTTGTCATTTGAGCCACCAGCGGTCGGTCCATTGGATGCCTTCATGGAATGAATGGCTTTTTGCCGCCTTACCTGCTTCTCTTTTTCCATCTTCAGCCCAGGCCGGGTCAGAGAACGATGCGCCATCCCACCAGCGCAGGCAGTCCGTCATTCCGTTGATGCTTGCAGGCCACCACCCCACCTCTGGAGGCGGTCCGCTGCGCCATGTGCATTCGTGAGAGGCTGGAGGTTTGATGTAGGTCACAGCAGCACCTCGCCTTCAGGCGTCAGCACGTTGTCAACAGCCACGATCAGATCGCCCAGGCATTCTGCTTCGTGCGTGTCGCCCGGCTCCACATCGCGCAGGGCGTTTGCGCACTTCGTCAGCAGGCACAGCAGCACGGCCTTTTCTCCCTGAGCGGCAACATCTCGCACAAAATAGACCGGCTGGCCGTTGCGGAAAATGGCGATCTGGTCACCGTCGTGTGCGTGCGTGTACGTTGACAGCTCGCGGTCGTCTTGTGTATCGGTCATGTCAATTGCCTCCAATGTGGGCTTTGCGAAGC